ATTTGTTAAAAAAGTTGACGAGGAAGTATTATTATCGGTAGAATCCCCGATATCTCCACCCGTCACCTTGAGTACACCAGAATTTACCAAAGTTGGACAAGGATTAATAGTAACACTATTATTAATGGTGGTAGTTGCATTTGGACAATTACCAGGAACAATCGGTCCGATATGTACCTTACCACTTTCTATATCATTTACTAACTTGCAAAACTCACTATCATAACCACGACTTCGTAAATAACTACCGTAATTGTAATATTTATCTCTACATGAAAAATTTGTGGTGTTAGACATTATATATTTTGTTTATAAATTATATACACAAAATACTACTAAATCATACTAAATGCTACTAAATCATACTAAATGCTACTAAATTACTTAGGTGTGGGAAATGGTCGCTGATTTTTTTCAACAACCAATGGTTCGGGCATATACATGGGTAATCTATCAAAAAATGCCTTTTCGGGCAAAGTTTTCAATTTTGGCTGAGTGGGTTGTTGGGGATTAACTAAATTGGTAGAATTGATACCAAACAAGCTTGATTCTATTTCTATCGAATTGTGAGAAAATGCTTCTCTAGGCATATGGCTAGGCATAATTCCAACACATGGAATAGCATTTTCATATGCCTGTCCTGTTTGAGAATATTTATAACTTGTATGGCGTAAATGATCAATATTACTTCGCTGTTCTAAACAATAGTCACTTGCCATATTTTTATTTCTTGTTGACGCCATATTATATATAATTGAAGATTTAAAATGGCACGATTGAATCAATTACAATATATGACGCGAATATCAAATGATACATATACAATACAGCTGTTATTTTGATATAAATGCATTCTTCAATTTACAAATACTGTCATTTATCGGTAATTTATTGAAATGATTATACAAACATCTATGAAATAAATCCAAATAATCATATGAGAAAAAGGTTCTAAATAACAATTCATGATTGAAAAAACTGGTTTTATATGGATTGGCTTCCAACAAGTCTTTTACAAAATCCTCGTCTTTTATAGTAGTATACAGTTCATTCATTTTTTCATTCATGTTATCTTCGTTAAATTCGTCTAAGCCAAATAACTGGAGTAACTGTATTTTATACAGCATCTCTTTTAATCCTTTCTCGTCTTCGTTATCTTCCGTCATTAATTTGTATGTAAATATATGGTTTAATTCTAAACTGCACATTTACTAGTATTTGTTAGATAGTTTTTAAGTAATTTGCATCATTGGTAATTTAATATTGATGATTGTTATGCCCACTTTTATAATCCTTGTCTTTTTGTAATTCTCTCGAGGGAACTCCACCACGAATCCACCCCTCTGCTGCTACACCTTCAACTAAATTGGCAGGATTTGTTATGGAATTCTCAATAGAAGGAAGTAATGGATAATTTGAATATGGCATATAAGACTGCTCTGTAGAAGGGTTAATGCTTTTCTTGTTTTGCATCATGTCACCTTGTTGAATGTGAGATTCTAATACAGGATTAGATGATCCACGGCCAAGATAAGGAACGGTCTTGAAAGGTCTTTCATATAAACTAATGCGACATTTGGGGTTTGTATTGATTGTTCCAATTAATAAATCAGAATTGGCATCAATGTTGCACCCTCCTACACCAACTTGGTGACTACCACTAAAATTTACATTAGGTTGACTGGTTGCAAATTCAATTGGTTTTTTCATACCACAATCCTGTGCAAAAAAATTTGTTAATAAGTAATTTGACTGGGAAGTATTTTGGATATTTTTTTGACTTAAGCCACAACTATCATCGCCAATTCTTGATAAACTGTCAAATGTAAAATCTTTTGTATAAGCCGACATTTATATTATATATATATTTGATAATATTTTATTAAATATATATTAATTTTGACCAACAATACCACCAATTCTAGGTAAATTTTTGGCTAAAGCAAAATCATTGCCTTCTTTGGCAGAAGTCATATCCCCGTAGCAAAATTCGGCGAATCCATTTTGATCATTGGGTATGCTAGTATTGGGTGTTGCGAAAAACTGGTGTTGTGCGAATTCTTCAAATTCAAAACTATCTCCTAAATTAGAAAATAATTTTTTCTTTATAGTTGGATCGTCGTCAAAATTTGATACAATAAAATCCTCCGTCTTCTTGTTTATACTTTCTTCTACTGCTCTATTATATGCAGGAGCTGCGCGTTTTCTCTCAGGATTTTCATTTATCTCGGGTAGCAAAACATTCATTAATGGGTTTTTGTCAGTAGGATTTGTGAAATTTGTTTTTAATGCCTTGTATATAGCTGGGTTTGTAAAACCTTCTTTATCTGCATTTGTCAACATATCAGAAGATTGTTGAGAATCTTTGGTGTAATACAATGCAAATATTAGACCCAGAGTAACACATCCTACCAACAAAAAGTTGAGCGAATTTGTCAATAAATACCCTAAAATAGACAATACGATTACTAATCGTGTAATGGCGTTTATTTTTTCATTTCGAGACATATTTTTTGTTGGCCATATTTGATTTATTTGATTTCTATTTAATAAAATGGTTGGGTCACTAAACCAAATCTTAGTATTGTTTGTTGTCATATATATATTCTTAACTATTTATTTTTATTTTTTACTACCCGTCTTTTTCTTCTTCTTTTTCTTCTTTTTATCAGTTGATGTGTTATTTTCACACCTCATTGTTTTTTCAGGCTTGTCGCCTTCAATAGAAAATATCAGTTCTTCTATTTGCGCATCAGTCATAGGAATGGTCGGAGGCAAGTTTGCTATTCTTATGCGCTCAGCTTCTTGTTCAGCTTGTTTTTGAGCACCCTTCATCTTCATTTTCTCCTTCATTTGTGCAAGTTTTACATTTTGTTCCATAGAATTTTGCATAGCACCTAAATTTAATTTACCACCGCGACCAGGATTCATACCCATTTTACTCAACATTGACTGAATATCTCCCATACCAGGCATATCTTTCATTTTACTCATGAGTCCACTCGCCTCCGCCATTATCTCACTCTCTTTAATCTCACCCGATTTGATCTTGGAATCCAGCTTCCCACCTACATTTTGAACCAAATTCATTAATTTTCCTGGATTCTTAAATAGATTTTTAAACACCTCGTCCATAGATGTTGCATCACCAGCATCTAAATTCAATTCACCCGCTGTCTCTTCTGCGATCTCTCTAGCTAGTTTTCCTAGTTTGCCATCTAACAGTCCGTTTATATGACTGTGAATCTGATCAGGATTAGGTAATTGATCCATATTAATCCCCGACACATCTATAATTGGTTCGTCACTGTCCATCATATTTTTAAAATTGTTAAGGGTCTCTTCCAATTTGCCTTTCAATTCGGTCTCGTTTATACTTTCGAATAATTTGGCAGTATCCCCAAACGAGTCATCCTCATTTATTTTTCCAATTACAGTAAATAATATCAATTGCAAATATTTCCATAGGGTTTCCTTTGTTTTATCGGAAATACCATCGTTCCATAATTTATTAAAATGAATACCTGGTAAAAACTCGGTATTTGTTCCTTCTGTTGTAAACATATCTTCATTCTTGTAGAGAATATCAAAAAATCTAGCCGGCATCACTCTCTTAATATGCTCATATACAACCCGCACACTATCTTCGTCCCTAGTCTCTTTGATATTGAATAAATCAATATCCATATTTTCTTTGTATTCTGGAAATGTAAATAAAATATCATTTGTTAAATCGTATATCACTTTTACAAATTCTTCGGGGATAGTTTCAGCCTCCATATCATCGGTTGATTTAGACATTTATATGCTTATTCATTAAGAAATGTTTAAATCAAACTACATATTATATATTTTTGACAACTGATTTAGATTTTTTAGATACTGAATACATTTTTTGGTATTCTCCGCGTCTAACTGTCTCATCGGACCTCTAATCTTATCAATTCCTTCCAATACTTTGTTTGCAGCACCCTCGTCCATTTTTAAATCATCACGATAATCCTTTTCCAAAAAATAATCCAGGTTTTCTTTTTCGATTTCATCTTCATATTTTAAGCAAATATACCTATACCAAACAGATATTATCATCTTTGGATTCGCTTTTCGCATCATCGTCATTCCTGTTTTTGAGGTTCTAATATCTTTGTTATCTGGAAACAATAGTTCAATATCATCTAAAAACTCCTCAAATTGCCCATTGAATGCTTTTAATATGGTAGTTTTATCCATCTGTAAATTACTATATTTTTATATTTTTAAATATATTCACGCATTTATTATATATTTACCTATTGCATTATATCACTGGTCCTTTACTAGTGTGTTGTAATTGTAAATCTTGATTCCGCTGTGATTCCATTTGATTGTATGCCTCCTCACCAATTTTATCTGGTGTCCATGTATCAGGAGGAGTTTCTATGTTGCTAGAGTGTTCTACGCCAGCATAATTGTACATTTGTCTTGTACCACCATTGCCTTGCGCCAGCAATTCATCGCTTCCTTGGTCCCAGTAACTAAATGTATCACTTGCTACACCAAACCCCCCAATGTTGTCATTTCCTAAAGCAAATGCCGTCGGCTCACCATTAAAACCAGTCGCCTTACTTTTATTGTAATCTTCACGAGGTTGGATTCTATCTGTAATTTCATTTCCAAATATGACACGATTTCCTTCTTTTAATAGTAATAGTGCAGGTACTTTTTGTATCTGTGGTGGCAACACTATTTTTTGCTGATTCTCTAATAATACATAAGTCGCACCATTGTCATTGTTTCTAAATCTTTTGTCTATGCAAATAAAATGTATTTCTTCTTTTTGCTCACTTTTCCCAAGAATTCTCAATATATTTTTGCATTTATCGCAGTAATTGCTATAATATAAAACACTACTCATTAATATTGTTTGTTAAATATTTATTAATTGATTTAACTCATTGAATTTTATATTCAATGATTTAATATAAAAATTGACTTTAAAAATTCTCCTTATATTTATATAAAATAACAATGGCTATGATGAATCCTAAAATCACAGTTCAGTCCGAAGAAAACAATGTACTCCATTTTACAATTGCAAATATCCATTATAGTTTAGCAAATTCCCTGCGTCGCATTGCTTTGTCTGATGTACCTACAGTTGTATTTCGTACTTTCCCCCACAATGAAAGTAAGGTTGATATTCTTACAAATACTACTCGTCTAAACAATGAAATTCTTAAACAACGAATTGGCTGCATCCCAATCCACATCACAGATGCAGATTTTCCATATGAAGACTATGTGGTTGAATGTGAAAAGAAAAATGATTCTGACACTATTATTCTATGCACAACGGAAGATTTAAAAATTAAAAACATTTCTACAGATAAATATCTCACGACACTTGCTACTAAAGAAATCTTTCCACCCGATCCAATTACAGGAGATTATATTCCTATTACTCGTCTTCGTCCACGACTGTCGGAAAATATTGACGGTGAACAATTACACTTTGTAGCAAGACTTGACCTTGAGACAGCAAAACATGATGGAATGTATAATATCGTCTCAACATGTTCTTATGGCAATACACTAGACAGTGTGAAGGCAAATGATGTATGGAGTGAACGAAAATCACAGCTTAAAAAAGATGGTATGAATGACGAAGATATTGATTTTGAACATCGCGACTGGCTTTTACTAGACGCAAAAAGAATTGTTGTACCAAATAGTTTTGATTTCACAGTTGAGAGCGTGGGTGTGTTTACTAATTTTGAAATAATGCATAAATCATGCGATATTATGATTCAGAAATGTACCTCTTTTGTCAAACAACTCGAAGATGGTGATATTGAAATCAAATTAAACGAAAATAGCACAACTGATAATGAATATATCATTACATTAAAAAATGAAGATTATACCCTAGGTAATGCATTGGTGTATTTCCTATATGAAAATCATTTTGTAAGAGATAAGACTGTCACATTTGTCGGATTTAAGGTACCTCATCCTCATATCCCAGATAGTATTATTCGTATGGCGCTTGAAAATGGCAACAACGATAAATCAACCGTGGCACAATATCTCACTACTGCTGCACAGAATGTAATTACCACTTTTACAAATATCCAAGGCAATTTCAAAGCGTAAATATGGTATGTATGGTAACGTCATAAAAAATAAATTTATACTGTTCGATAAATTTATTTTTTATTTTTTATTTTTTATTTTCAACTTCCTATCATAAATAGTAGGCTAACTGTTTACATCATTAGATATCATCATGTGTTTGTGTATCGTCTTGTGTTTGCGTTTGTGTATCGTGTTGCGTTTGTGTATCGTGTTGTGTTTGCGTATCGTGTTGTGTTTGCGTATCGTCTTGTGTTTGTTGTTTTCTATTTTGATCTTTTTGGATCTTTCGCATATCATAATTCAAGACATACATTAATTTTGCTGGATGAATATTGTTAATGTAATTAACAACTACCGCACGATCGACATATTTATTGTTGGGCATTAACTCTTTCAAGTAATATTCATGGTGTAAAATATACATATGCGTCTTGTATTTGTCCGGAAATGTATTTAATTTCCGCTCTTTCTTCACATAACACCTCTTATAGTTACTATACAATTGGTTAGTATAGTCATGAAGCAATTTACGAAACTCTTCAAATGGTTTTCCGTGTTCTTTGTAATATTGAAGATATTCTCGTACTTTACCCGATTGTCTAAGTACGAGATACTGGTACTGTAGCTTGGGCTGATTTCCTCTTAGTCTACGCACATTCTCATAATTTGGATTTCTAAATTTGTATCTACTACCGTCGCTCGATTTAATGACCAGTCCTTGAATTCCATACGGAGTGTTCATTGACGCATTCATTTCCTTATAATACTCTAAATCGTCATTGTCTGAAATAATATCTTGTCTAGGATAACTCATTTTTTCAGGTAGAGGTAATTTCATATTTCTAAAATCAACCACATTCACGGTAGTATTGTCTACAATCTCAAATACATCGACCAAATACAACTGATTTTCTGAAATAATCTGCACAATCCTATTACGAGGATGCTGCATTACAAAACTATATACATATTTTTTGTTTTCACCCTGATAATTTTTGTAGTCAAATCCAATATAATCACATACTTCATCAAACATTGATCGAAACGAAGAATCCTTATTGTATCCATTCTCCATATAAAAGCACATTTCTCCGCCTACACTACTTCTCGTAGCAATTTCCCAAGAACAACTAGTTGTATCATAAAACATATTTATCATTGTTCCATCCACAAAAGTTTCTGCTACATATTGATTCATTCCATCTATCGCCAATTTATCTGTAGGAATTGATTTTGGGGGAGCCATACATACAACTGTTCCATCCTCTCTGTAAATCAATGACCGCACCAAGCCTACTGTCTTTACCGATTCAGTACTTAACCACTCTTTATCATATTTTAGAATATGAAATGTGTCACCAGATTTATGTCTCCACGAAGTATGCTTCAAATTTAGTGAACTCGCAATAGCTTTACGATTATCACTCGAGTGTAGCAACTCATCGATTTTTGGCACGGTATTTAATCTATACGACATCTTAATGTTATTATTAGCATTTCTTTAATTATTTTTATAAATCAATTTTTTCGTAAATCATAATAATTTCTACTGTAAGTATAAAGTAATGGAAACATTAAAAAGTATTTTTTTACAATTAGGAGACATTATTCAAATAAAAGCACCATCAAACAATGATATAGACGAAAAAATATATATCATCGATTATATTGACACTACGCATATTAATCTAAAATCACCAAATTCTAACACAATGACAGTTTTAAATATTAATAGCGGTGGTAATTTATCAGACGAAAGTATAAAGGCTATTGATATTTTAAGTAGGGCTGAAAGCAATAGTTATGCAAAACAACATAACCTTTTGCCAGGTACCTTTATAGATGTTCATTTCGGTGGCGATATACCAGTTACGATTACTGGAGAAATTACAAATTTAGAAGAAGATATGATAGAAATTAAACTTTACGAAACCAATGAACTCATTTATATTGATTTTGGATACAAAGGAATTCCTGAGGATATACCCATTAAAGAAATTGTTATTCGGACACCACCTGAACAAATAAGTGATACACCGACTGAACCGGAAACACTCGTCGACGCAACTAAAGAGAAAGAGAAAGAGGAAGAGGAAGAGGAAGAAAATGATGCATTAGACAATGTTTTAGTAGACGACACTTTGTCAACCATTCAAATACCAACGGAAGAGATTAAAAAACAATTAAAAGATATTTTGTTAGATGCAGATCAAATAGAATTTGGTCCAGAGTTGGAAAGTATTGATCAAATCGTGGAAGTACCAGACGAGAGAAAACGGTATGGGCTTGAAACACAAGTAAATGAACTACTAGACGAACTACTTTCCTCTGTCCCTAATGCAGAACGAACTAGATCAGTCATTAACAAGATTCATACTGAACTTGAACGTTTCAAGCAACTAAGAGCACATTTTTCTCAGTTTGACAGTAATGGAAATGCAAATATGCCAAAGAGTAAAGGGGCAAATCATAAACCTCTTGTAAAACACTTACAAGAGTTAAATTTTAAACTGCACTGGATTTTACCGATTGTGCAAAATTACAAAAAAGTATATGATTTGGACATAGACACAGAAAATGATTCACAAATACCAGATATTGTTTCTTTGACACTCGCTAACTCTAGAATAGAAGAATATGATATTAGAGAACTATACAAAACCAATACTGACAATTTTCCAACTTATATGAAAAAAATTCAACCGTATTTAACTCCATTTCAACCTGATTATAGTACCGATAATTTAACAATACAACCCGTCCAGCAAAATATTGACGCCATCATTGACAATTTGAGTAACTTTTATTCATCTATCGCTAAGAATGATTCTGTTAAAAGAAAACGATTTTTAATTTCAAAATACAATTTAGGGTTGAATAAATTACAATCATTAAAAATTACTTCGTCTTCTATGAAATCTAAAGTTGTTCCTATGACTGACAATGATGTGATGAATGTCAAGTCATTTATGACATTACCCAAGTCAACAATGCTTTTCTCTAATATCAGTCTACCCAATACAACTGTATACGACAAGTCAAATTACAATTTGAAATATCTAAATTATTGGCAAGTTCTCAGAGAAAATACAAATGTTGCAACTACCTATATAGATAATCTAAATAGTTCCATTGCATTCGACGAAAATAATTACTTGAAAAACGCAACACAATTTATTTTATCTGATGGTAATGAAGACCCCGATAAATACAATAAATATTTGAATATTATTACTCCAAAAACCCGCGTTTTATTCGATCTTGTTAAAAAATATATTGATGGTAATTTGACATTCGTGTCGGTTGTGAAATATTTACAACCGTTTCTAGTATACATTGATGACATATCGTTCAAACAATATGAAGAGATTGTACGCTTTATTGAATACCGTATTCGCGAATATAGAAAAAATCTTGTCGAGCGCAGAGAACACTTTTCCAAATTAAGTCAAAAGACAGACAATAATTTTGTATATGAATCAATGTTATATAAAATTTTAAAAGGACGACACGATGCAGACAATGCGGTAATGGAAGGTTACGGATTCAATGTAAATGATGCATATAAATACAGGGGTAACCTCAGCGAAACAAATGTTCTCTCTGAAAGTGAAATAATACATAAAATGATGTCCATTGATAATACTGTTTTTTATAATACTTCTCTCTCGCTGTTAAACAATGACTTGTTCACAACATTTGACTTTGAAGAATTATTAAATCAAAAGCAGGACGATTTCGACAAAAATATTGAAAAGGAAAAGGCAGGCAATGAATGCAAACAATACATATTGGCAAAACGGTATATTGATTTGGACGAATTAAATGCAGACAATAACATACCTGTTTATTTTGACAAGAAATACGATTCTACGGTGTATGATATTATAAAAGAATACGAAACTGAACAGTCTAATATGGAACCAATTGCATTTAAAACCTTTTTAATTGATCAACTTGTCAGCAATATTGGTCTAAAAAAACCAGAGGCTAGGTATGAGGCAACTTCTATGATAGACGGTAAAAGACAAATACAAGAAGGACAATATGCTGTATTGGAAATCGACAATATAGATAATGTGCAATATTATTATTATAAACGCGAAAATGAACAATGGGTGCGGGATGAAACTATCCCTACCAACACATTTTTTGGAACAAATAAACTCTTTTGCAATATCCAAGAAAAATGTATAAAAATCGATACTACATGTGCAGACGAATCTTTAGGAAGTGAAATGGTGAAGAAAGATATGATTCAAGAAATGTACGACGAATTCGATTCGGAATATCAAGAATCTCTTGAAAAATATAAGAACAAATTAAACGACAAATTTAAAATTCAATCTGAAAGAATTAAAAAACTTAGAACTATCAGCAAATATGTACTATATAAATATGAACTAAAACATCTATCTATGAGCAACAATGTTGAGGAAGACGATGATAAACTTGTTTCTCCTCATACTAAATCGCTCGACGCCATTCTTGGACAAAGTGACATTATTAAGAAGCAAAATGATATCGTCAAATTTGTAAATAAATATACCCGCCCGTATATATCAAGTCGTGACGAGGATAACTATTGGCTTTATTGTATTGATACAAATACGAAACTGTTGCCAACATTTGTTGCGAAATTGGCGTCTGTGTTCGTATTAAATGGAGATTATACTTCGACAATCAATGAAATTAAAATAAATCAAGGTGTAGATGTGGATGACCAAATTGTAGATAAATATAGTGGCTGGAATATTGAGAAAATCGCGTTGAATACAGAGGAAGGATATGACGCAAATTCGGGGTTTAAATTATTGTCTAGGGAAATTATGGAAATGGACGCCGGTGCAGCTTTATTACAATCATCGGATGTAGATTCCAAAAAAGAAATTCTCGAACTATTGTCTAATCCTAAAGGAAAAATGATAAACAATGTTATCACAACGATTACTAATTATATGGGTATTACGATCGACAATGTTAGACCAAATATCATTAAACATACTTTGCTCGCACTAGACAAGACAGTCGACCCTGAAGAAGTATATGAAGAAAAGGCGAAACGAATGATTAAACAAGGTAAGAAAAAACCTAAGTCATATGATGATATATTTTATACATCGCTTCTCACATTCACAATGTCATATTTATGTGTGTTTACTCAAACAGCTATACCGTCTGTGCAATCTAAGAAAACTTTTCCCGGTTGTAAAAAATCTTTTCGCGGGTACCCGCTCACAGGCGAAGAAGATTTGACAAACATTGAATACATTGCGTGTGTTGCGGCTGGTATTAAAAGCTCGGTACAACCGTGGAAAACGCTACCAAAGAAACAAGATAAAATTTCCAGTTCCATTAAAAAAACAATAGATGCTTTTATATTAAAAGAATCTGAAATTCTTGCCCTCATAGAACAGAAGAAAACCTACTTATTACAAAACGAAGATGATTTAATTCCAGTAGAATTAGACATCAAACGATGGAATACTTTTCTACCTCCACTACAAAATATTGACAATAAAACCCCTCTTCCCCTGTCGTCGGAGTTTAAAAAATCGTTTTTAGAGAGTCTTAAAACTGGATCTAAAGGACAATTTGAACAGTACCGCGTGTTACAGAGCAAAAGTATACAATTCTCAATGGCAATTATACAGGCTGTACAACAAATAGTCGAAGGAGAGAAATTACTCCTCACTAATAATAGCAATGTACCCTTTTTACAAAATGCCTGTTGCAATACAGGTGATTATAAAACAATCGATTATTTTGTCAATAAAGATGGTAACATACAAAACTACAACGAAATGGTCTCTTATTTATACAATGTTATATTTGATATGGTTCATATGAGTAAGCCGACTGTACTCGTCGACCCTAAAAATACAAAAATGGTATTTCCGCCATTATCGAACGATTTTTCAGAAGATACAATTTATCGTGCATTTATCGAATATTGTAATTTTACTAGCGATATACCAATACACGACAAACTAGTAAGTATTTGTTTAAATAAACCAGAAAGCTTTGATAAATTCGCACCATTGAAGGATAATATAAATCTATTAAAACAGGAGGGGAAATTATATTCATTGGAATCTTTCAATGAACTCATTAACACAGTCAATAGGATGAATGTTATCCCCTTAGATTTGGTTGATCGCAGTACCTCCAACATTCATCAAATGAGGGATTTTATTCAACATATGATCGACTCCCAGAATAATATAGGAGAAGATTTTCTAATGCTATTGAAAAATTCAATCGACTCGTATGATATGGTTAGTGAAGAGAAAGGCGACATACGAAAACTCAGGAATTATATTTCGGACAAAATAACAGAATATACAAATAATATATCGGGGTTTCTGCAGAACAATACCTCTATTACATCTCGAGAACAAGTGAAATTAATGGAGTGTATTTCAAATTTGATGGATTTCTCCACTATGACAAACAATAAGTTTATAACAGATGATGATGCTACAATGTACCGCGCAATTCAATTCGCCAAGACTTCCATCTTTGACTTTATTTATGTATTCCCAAATATTATAGCAAACAAAGTTGATTATGATTCTGTCAAAATTCCCACTCATTGGAAACTGTCCCAAACTCATGTATCCGATATTAAAAATATAATACACACTATATACGCACCACTTAAGCAGTTTTATGACGATTCAACAATTGTTTCTTATCTAAATGCAAACCAATCTAATATGACCGATTTCAATACACTTGTTAATTTAACCTATATGTATGCAGACATAATGAAAATAGATGGTGACAATATAACCTCCATTCTAGACAAGAGAACTACTGGTCAATTATTTGAATTCTACTTTCTATACATGATTGATTCATTCATCAATCTGACCAACGATGAGACATTGATAACATCGAGTATACAGGCCGCACCAAAAGAAGATATAATCACAACAACAGTAGAATTAGAAGCGCCAGAATATGATGAACTACCTGAAATAAATGTGATAAGAGGTCAACAGTTAAGAAGCAGAGAGAAAATAGCCAATTTAATAACATCAACTATTAAAATGATATGTAAGGCAAAAGATAAAATAAATCATAACGCACAAGATGTTAAACAAAAAATTAATCGATCTAAGGACAAAGAAAGACAACAGATTACCTCTTCATTGGGTGATATGACAAAAGAACAAAGAGAGGTTGAGAATTTATTTAAAAACCATCGATTGGAGCGATGGAACAAAGGGTTGCAAAAGGGGTTAACCCAATATGTTTCAAAGACATATGACGAAGAACGCGAACAGAGAGAGAAAAATGAGGTTCTTGAAAATAGATTAATGGAGCGAGTATTGTTAGGCGAAGCAACAATAGCAAATCAAGAAATTGATATGATGGAAGAGCAAGAGAGAGAAATAGTAGAACAGCGAATTAATAGCGATGTGTATTCATTAAACGATCTTCCAGAAGACGATGAGTATGGAGAAGACATTGACGATGCATATACTCTTCAATTTGATGATTATGAAGAGTAATCCAATCATAAGAATAATCATAAGAATAATCATAAGAATAATCATAAGAATAATAATATTCAATTGCAAATGAATATTATTACTCGATGGAGAAAGACAATACTATTACATACAGTTATCGCCATTTTCATTACACGGAGTATTGTGTTCCGTCCATGATCCAGGGATTGCCCACGCACATGACTTCTCGATACCCAATTGATTTTCCCCTAATACCAAACGCATAAACCCCATTTCACCCCAGTAAGACCCCCACGAATTGCGAATAATCCAATACTGTTTGTCTATTGTCGAATCATAGCCCCACCCGACTACACTTATAATGTGATCAATCATCTTTCTAGCCTGTGGTATATCTAATACACCACCTTGGTACTCTTCAATTTCAATTGCGTTAATTCCACATGCAATAGGCCCATTTTTTAAAATTTCTGACTTCATATTATCTGCATCTCTTACTGATCCAAAGGATGATATTGTTGCGTTCGGGTAATAATTGATAGGAGTGCATTTACCACCATGACTAGTAAAAGTGTCACAAGTTCTACATATATTTACTGGTTGACAGGTGAAATCTTTCTTGTTTGCACAGGCGGCCTCTTTAGAATCGCTACTACAAGCTTGATATACCATACAATCATCAAATGGTATTTGCCCATATTCTTTAATTGCTTTATATGCTGCTAAATGATCACCACCCATACACGATCCACCAAACTGACAATTGAGAAGAAATTGAATCGACAAATTTATGTCTGGAAATTTTGCATTACGAGCAATTTTAATTCTATCTGCTAATGCTGATATGCTTCCATGTGCCCAACACGAACCACAGTATGATGGTATATGTTGATTTAAGTTCTTGGTAAGATAATTAACGCCGCCTTTATTACTCCAGGTAAATTCATTTGGCATCTCTTCACCTTTGGCTATATCGGGTAACATATAATTGCTTTCATTTACTATTGGTAAATATTCGACAAATCTTCCGCTAACTACACTAAATATGGATAACACAT